AGAGGGATGAAAGAGCAGAAAATCACCGTGAAGATAGGAGCGGACAATACAGAGCTCATGGCAGCGCTGGACGAAGTCGAGAAAAAAGTTGACCTGATAAACTCCAAGCTGGAGAAGCTCGGAAGCTTAACAGGTCAGATAAATATCAAAGAAGATCGCTAAGAGAGTTCAAGATATCATTCTCAGCATCTTCGAGAGCAGATTTGATACCGTTATCTTTAGTCATAAAGTCCTTTTTGCAGAAAGGACAAGTCACTGAACTACCAACGGTATCAACAGATATTGAGAATTCCTTATTGCAGTAAGGACAATCAATATCTATCTTATCAATTATCATTTTATCACCTCCCTCCGCAAATATTATACCACACAGCGGAGCAGGTGACAACAGCCCCCATGAAATGAGGGGGAGAGGTATGAAAGCAAAACGTACAAACCTATACGCATAGAATATTCTGAAAGGAGTTGTTATTATGGCAAGAAGGAATGAACTTAAGGTCGTCAGCTACATATCTATCGGCGGAGCACCGCCTGTGCGTTTCGACAGTCTCACCCCGGAAAAGCGGGCTGAGTGTGTTTCGAAAATGGCTGAGAACATCGGCAGGACACTGAGCACCTACTGTTCAGAGCACCCGGAAGAGGCTGTACCTCTCATGAATATGCAGAAATAGTCCCGCACGGGGCTTTGCGGACAAGCCAGAATGGAGATGATATGATATGTACGAACTCGGGATCATCCTGATAGTCGCTCCGCTGACATTCATAGTCCTGCCGAACATTTTGGTGCCGTTCATGCACTGGTGCGACGGGACGGGAGAATTCAGCCCGGAGGCAAAGCACAGACGCAAGCTGCTGCGGCGACTGGGACGGTGGGAAATGGAAATTGAATACCTCACCGGCAGCGAGGATTCAGCTGACTACATCCACGCAGCTGAACAAGTTTCAATGCTCCGGAGGGAGCTGGAGGAGGTGAATTGAATGAGCATGAGTAAATGTAAAGCTATTTCCGAAAACGAACAGTCTATAATCGTCAAGAACATCCTCGGTGCCAAGGATAAGCGCAAGCAGGTGCAGATTGAAGCAGACCTGCATGAGTCGTCCATAGGCATCATCAAGGATATTCTCAAGGAGCACGGTGTCAATCTGAGAATCCTTAACGGTGGCAACCACAAGAAGAAGCACATCGAAGATGAGCTGATAGAAGAAACTCCGAAGGAGCAGGATGTTGTCGATGCAGCTGTCGAAGCTGTCAAGGATTTTGATGCGGCTCTGAGCAAAGGGCAGCAGATAGAGAAGACGAAGAAAGTCTATAAGAAGCCGGAGATCATACCGGCACCGCCGAAGAGAATAACAGTATCAGACGCAGTTGCGGTTATCAGGGCTGAGCTCGACGACATCAGCCGTCAGCAGTATCAGCTCGACATGAGAAAAGCTGACCTGTACCAGCAGCTCTGGGACATGATAGGAGGAATGGCATGAGATCGAGGACAGACTGTCAGGAATGCCGGAAACGCATTTACAAAGAAGCAGAGACGGCATATCTGAAGAAGGAGTACAGCTTTTTCTCAGACGCCGCGTATTCAATGGCAATATTCGCCACTGTTGCTGCTCTGTCAGTACATCACAGACGAGGAAGATCACGAACTTATGTCCGCAGCTTCTTCGATGAAATGTGTCTCGTATTTGACGCTCCGCCGGTAATGGGTAAACCGATAACCATGACAGATATGATGAAGCTTTTCGAGGATAAATACGGTATAGACTTCTCGAAGATAAAGCTGCATCTTGAATCAGAAAAAGAGTTCGTAAGAGGGACTCAGAAAGGAAGGTCGAAATGAAAGCACTTAAACTTGAAGGACGCAGCATCAGCGAGGTCGAGATAGAGAATACTCTGGAAGCCTTGCAGGCAGCTGTGGACGGACACATCGAGACGATCGGCATCGTCCCTGGCGAAGCAGTGATGATAGTCAACGAAGAAGGACGGCTCCGCGGAATGGCACCGAACCCGATAGCATCAGCTTTCGCAGGTATCGACATCGTAGGTCCTGCTCTGATCGTGGGCGTGGATGAAGATGACTTCACGGATGTGCCGGAAGATGCAGCGGACGCATTGAAGAGAATGTTCGCGTGAGGTGATTGCAGTGAAAAGAGGAATAACAGTTGAGTTCGATTATAGCGATGACGGTTACTGGGTAATGAAAAAGCGTGGATCTCTTACGATAGAAGATATCGCACAGGCTATCAATGAACGCAGTGGCGAGGACAGATACTTCTTTATGATCGACACGAATGCGCCCGAAGGCTGGTATGATGATTATAACCTTAACGGCGATTATGAGCCTAAGGGTGACTGCGTAAAGGTTTACAGCTTCGATGCTATGAAGCGGCTCACAGGGGCCATAAAATAAGAAAAAAGCTCCCCGAAGGGAGCGAGCGGGAAGTCCCGCAAACTATATACCACCAATATAATACCACAGAAAAGGAGAAAAGTCAATGATAAAGATTGAAGCAAACAATACTGATGTTCATTGGTGTTCTGAGGGATATAAGAAAGACATTGCGACGGAGTGTATTATTTCTGCCGCGGTGATTGCAAGAAAGCTATCTGAGCTTCTTGAAGTGCCACTTGAAATGGCAACTCTGCTTATGATGAATGAAGTTTCAAAAGTAACAGAGGATGACGGAGAGACTGAAGAATAACGGAAAGGGAGATTTGTCAAATGTCAGTAAAAATAACGGCACTCGAAGCCGAAAACGTCAAGCGTATCAAAGCAGTATCAATTGAGCCCACAGCCAACGGGCTCACTATCATCGGCGGAAACAATCGCCAGGGCAAGACCTCGGTACTGGACGCTATCTGCTGGGCTCTTGGCGGAGACCGATACAAGCCTTCACAGCCTATGCGTGAGGGCTCAGAGCTTCCACCACACCTGAAACTCACACTCAGCAACGGTCTGATCGTAGAGCGTTCCGGAAAGAATAGTGCCCTGAAGGTCATTGACCCTAACGGGCGTAAAGGAGGGCAGCAGCTCCTGAATGAGTTTGTTGAGCAGTTCGCCCTTGACCTGCCGGCATTCATGGAGATGAACGACAAGAAGAAGGCTGACGTCCTGCTTCGGATCATCGGCATCGGCGAGCAGCTCTACACTATGGAGCAGAATGAGCAGCGGCTCTACAACCGTCGCACAGAGATTGGACGTATCGCCGACCAGAAAAAGAAATTCGCTCAGGAGATGCCCCTTTATACCGACGTTCCGAAAGAGCCGGTCAGTGCTGCCGACCTCATCGAGAAGCAGCAGGATATACTTGCCCGGAATGGTCAGCGCCAGCAGTGGCAGCGTGAGATACAGAGCATAGACATCGCTGTGAAGAATGTTGAGGCTGAGATACTGCGGACAGAGCAGCATCTTTCCGACCTGCGTAAGCAGCTTGCAGCATGGCAGGAAAAGTCACAGGCGGCTCAGAAGTCACCGGAGGAACTGGCAATGGAGTCCACAGAAGAGTTGGAAGCTCAGCTCCGTGAGGTGGAAACTATCAACGCAAAGGTCAGAGCCAACTGCGACCGCGAGAAGGCTGAGCTGGATGCAGACGATTTCCAGAAGCAGTATGAGGAGCTCAGTGGAGAGCTGGAGAACGCAAGAGACAACAGGCGAAGGCTGCTGGGGGGAGCTCAGATGCCACTTGATGGCCTTACAGTGGAGAACGGCGCTCTGATCTACAAGGGACAGGCGTGGGATAACATGAGCGGCGCCGATCAGATGATAGTAGCAGCGTCTATTGTCCGCAGGCTCAACCCGGAGTGTGGCTTTGTCCTCCTGGACAAGCTGGAGCAGATGGATATGCAGACCCTTACAGACTTCGGCAAGTGGCTGGAAAACGAGGGATTGCAGGCTATCGCTACCCGTGTCAGCACTGGGGATGAGTGCAGCATAATCATAGAAGACGGTTATTCCGTCACAAAGGCAGAAGAGCCTAAAACTTGGAAAGCAGGTGAATTTTGATGAATCCAGAAAACTGCATAATTCAGTGTAAACCTAAAAAGTCTCGTGACTGTGGCTTTACAAAGGTCATAATCTCACCAGATAAGCATATGAAACTCGTATTTGCATCGAGTATCACCGGTAAAACCATTCAGGACATTGCAGACGAACTTTTAGAGTACGCACTCAGCCGTGCGAAGATTGAAATGGACGGTGGCAAGTTCATTACACTCGCAGAAGCAGGAGGGGTAAAAGAATGAAAATCACAAGAGGAATACAGTCAAAACCGCTGAAAGTAGTCATCTACGGTCCGGAGGGCATCGGCAAGAGCACCTTTGCAAGTCTCTTTCCGGATCCGCTGTTCATCGACACCGAGGGCAGCACAACACGCATGAATGTAGCAAGAACGGAAATACCTACAAGTCTTGCAATGCTGATGCAGCTACTCACAGAAGTCCGGGACAACCCTCCTGGCTGCAAGACACTCATCATCGACACTATCGACTGGGCTGAACGTCTTTGTACTCAGGCGGTCTGCGACAAGAATCACAAGGCCGGCATCGAGGACTTCGGCTACGGCAAGGGCTACAGCTACGTCTATGAGGAAATGGGACGGATCCTCAATCTTCTCAATGACATCTGGGAGAGGGGCATCCATGTTGTCCTGACGGCTCACGCAGCTATCCGCAAGTTCGAGCAGCCTGACGAAATGGGTGCCTACGACCGATGGGAGCTGAAGCTTATCAACTCACCCAAGTGCAACTCCTGCGCTATGGTCAAGGAATGGGCGGACATGGTGCTCTTTGCCAACTACAAGACCTTTGCCGTGGCAGTTGACAAGGAGGGCAAGAAAATGAAAGCCAGGGGCGGAGAACGTGTGATGTACACTACTCACGACCCTTGTTGGGACGCAAAGAACCGTTTCGGGCTGGCACCGGAGCTCCCCTTTGACTTCGCTCAGATAGCACATATCTTTGGCAACGCTCCGGCAACTCAGCAGATCCCGCAGCAGTCGGCACCGGCTGAAATGCAGCAGACTGCAATAGCTTCACAGCCTCAGAGCAGCCAGCAGCCGGTTCAGACTCAGCATTCCACCGAGGATGATCTGCAAGAGTTTCAGCCTATTGGCGGTGGGATCCCGGAGGGCATTCCTCAGGCACTTGCAGATCTGATGAGGCAGAACAATGTTACCGAGGGTGAGATACAGCTTGCTGTGAGCCTGAGAGGGTATTTCCCGGAGAATATGCCGATTTCCAGTTATCCGCCTGACTTCATCCAGGGCGTTCTTATCGGAGCCTGGTCTCAGGTGTTCGGCATGATACAGGAAAACAGACAGGTACCGTTTGAATAAGAAAGGAGAATACTATGTCACAGTATGGAAATGTAAACGAATATGAAGAGATCGGCTATGAGGGCACGATTGAGAACGAGGACGGCGGGTTTACTCTTTTGCCGGAGGGCGACTATGAGTTTACCGTCAGCAAGATCACAAGAGGACGCTATGAAGGCAGCGACAAAATGCCTGCCTGCAACAGCGTGACTGTGGAGCTGACGGTCTGGGGGGCTCAGGACAAGGCAGTTATCACCGAGCGCTTCTTCCTGGTCAGGAAGTTCGAGTGGAAGCTCTCACAGTTCTTCCTCTCTATCGGTGTGAAGAAACACGGCGAGCCGCTGAATATGCGCTGGAATATCGAAGGTATGAAGGGCAAGTGCAAGGTCTACATAGATAAGTATCAGAAGCAGGGCGGCGGAGAAGGTCAGTCCAACAAGATAAAGAAGTTCTACGCATACGATGAGAACGTTCAGACTGTCTCTGCACAGCCAAGGCAGCAGTATCAGCAGACCTATCAGCAGCCTCCGCAGACGTCCGGCGGGGCTTGGACAGCAGGTAACTTCTGATGGAGCTGCGCCCTTATCAGCAGGAAGCCCGGACGGCAGTGGAAAGCGAGTGGGAGCAGGGCAATGACCGCACTCTCCTCGTTCTGCCGACAGGCTGCGGTAAGACTATCGTATTCGCAAAGATCAGTGAGGACAGGGTCCGGCAGGGCGACCGGGTCCTTATCCTTGCACACCGGGGGGAGCTCCTGGATCAGGCTGCGGACAAGATCAAGACGGCTACAGGGCTCATCTGCTCCACGGAAAAGGCGGAGCAGAGCTGCCTTGACAGTCAGTCTCAGTGGTTCCGGATAACCGTAGGCTCAGTGCAGTCACTTATGCGGCAGTCAAGGCTTGACCGGTTCGATCCGGATCATTTTCAGACGATCATCATCGACGAGGCACATCATGCTGTTTCTGACAGCTATCAGCGTGTCCTGGACTACTTCTCCGGTGCCAAGGTACTGGGAGTCACAGCGACTCCTGACCGCGGTGATATGCGTGAGCTGGGCAGCGTTTTCGACTCGCTTGCATATGAGTACACCCTTCCGAGAGCTATCAAGGAGGGTTATCTTTCACCCATTAAGGCGGTGACCATTCCGCTGAAGCTGGATCTTTCCGGCGTTGGGATACAGTCGGGAGACTTCAAGCCCGGCGACCTGGACACTGCTCTTGACCCTTATCTGTATCAGATAGCGGAGGAGATGAAGAAATACTGTTCAGACCGGAAGACGGTGGTCTTCCTGCCCCTTATCAAGACATCGCAGAAGTTCCGAGACATTCTTAATGCTTCAGGATTCAGAGCCGCAGAGGTCAACGGAAATTCTGATGACAGAGCAGAGATACTGGAGGACTTCGACAAAGGCAGATACAATGTACTGTGCAACTCTATGCTTCTGACCGAGGGTTGGGACTGTCCGTCCGTGGACTGCGTTATCGTGCTCAGACCTACGAAGGTGCGTTCCCTGTACTGCCAGATGGTAGGCAGAGGCACAAGGCTCTGTGAGGGCAAAGAGCATCTGCTCCTGCTGGACTTCCTCTGGCATACAGAGCGGCACGAGTTGTGCAGACCGGCACATCTGATCTGTGATAATCAGGAAGTCGCTGTAAAAATGACAGAAGATCTGGCAGAAAACGCTGGCTGTGAGACCGACATCGAAGAGGCAGCACAGACAGCTTCCGATGAGGTGCAGGCACAGCGTGAGGAGGCACTTGCAAAGCAGATAGAAGCCTGCAAGTCCAGAAAACGCAAGCTGGTTGATCCGCTGCAATACGAAATGTCTATCTGTGCAGCTGACCTTTCCGGCTACGTTCCGGCATTTGGCTGGGAGTGCGCTCCGCCGACTGAAAAGCAGAAGGCGGCACTGGAAAAGAGAGGCATATTCCCTGACGAGATAGAGAGCGCCGGAAAGGCAAAGCTGCTTCTGGAACGTCTGGAAAAGCGACAGAGTGCAGGGCTTTCAACACCGAAACAGATACGTTTTCTCGAATCAAGAGGCTTTCAGCACGTCGGAACATGGCAGTTCGAGGCCGCGTCCAGCATGATCGCACGGATCAGTGCTAACGGCTGGAAGATACCACGCGGGGTGGAGCCGCGAAACTATATACCGGAGGTGATAGCATTTGACGCTATTGCAGATACTGGATCATATACCGCCGTCTGATCTGAGCTACGATGAGTGGACTCTGGTGGGGATGGCACTTAAACATGAAGGCTACACAGCTCAGGACTGGGAAGACTGGAGCAGAGCTGACAGCCGCTTCCACGAAGGTGAATGCGAGAAAAAGTGGCGGTCATTCAAGGGCAGTGATTCACCTGTAACTGCCGGTACTATCGTGCAGATGGCGAAGGATCGGGGACTAACCTTTTTCAGCGGCAGTGACGGTGACGGCGACGTTCTTCTGGACTTCGACGGGATCATTGCTTACGAGGGAGAGGCAGAGCCGGTAATGAAACCGGCTTCCCGGGATCCTGTGCAGGAGATCATCACATACCTCAGAGCACGCTTCGAGCCGGAGGAGTACATTGGCTATGTTACCTCGATATACGAGGATCAGACTACCGGGAAACTCTCTCCAACCAGAGGCAACTACGACCGAACAGCCGGACAGATAATAGACCAGCTTGAAAAATGCGGCGGCGACATCGGCAGCGTCCTGGGCGATGCTGACAAGAGAGCAGGAGCGTGGATCCGTGTGAATCCTCTGGACGGCAAGGGCATTAAGGATGAAAACGTCACCGACTACCGCTATGTTCTGGTGGAGTCCGACAGCCTGCCCATTGAGCAGCAGAACGCACTTATACACGATCTGGAGCTGCCTATAGTGACACTGACTCACACCGGCGGAAAGTCACTGCACGCTATCGTTCACATTGATGCTCAGAGCCGGGAGGAATACAGAAAGAGAGTAGCATATCTGTTTGATGTCTGCGAAAAGAACGGCCTGACTATTGACCGGGCTTGTAAGAATCCTTCACGACTGACCCGTCTGCCGGGCTTCCAGCGCGGCGACAACTGGCAATATCTGATCGAGACAAACACCGGTAAGGCATCATTTGAGGAGTGGCGTGACTATATAGAAGAGATCACTGACGATCTTCCTGACACTGAGAATGCAGCGGATTTCTGGGAGAATATACCTCCGCTGCGCCCGGCGCTTATCGAGGGAGTACTCAGGCAGGGACATAAAATGCTTATTGCAGGACCTTCAAAGGCAGGAAAGTCTTTCTCGCTCATTGCTCTGGCTATTGCGATAGCAGAGGGCAAGAGCTGGATGGGATTCCCATGCGCTCAGGGCAAGGTCTGGTATGTCAATCTGGAGCTGGACGACATATCCTGCAAACATCGTATCAGGGACGTATACAAGGCGCTGGGCATCGAACCGAAGAACCTGAGCAACATTGACATCTGGAACTTAAGAGGACGGGCTGTGCCTATGGACAAGCTTGCACCTTCTATGATACGCAGAGCGAAGCAGCGTGGCTACTCTGCAATAATCATCGACCCGATCTACAAGGTCATTACCGGCGACGAGAACAGTGCTGAGCAGATGGCACATTTCTGCAACCAGTTCGACCGAGTATGTGCCGGAGCGAACTGCGCCGTTATCTACTGCCACCACCATAGCAAAGGATCTCAGGGCGGCAAGAGATCTATGGACAGAGCGTCCGGCAGCGGAGTATTCGCAAGAGATCCGGATGCGCTCTTGGACATGATCGAACTGCCGGTGTCTGAACAGCTCCGCAAGACCGAGGAGGACAAGGCTATATGCAGCGTTTGCAAAGAATGGCTCGGCAGATTCCTTGGCAGCAGCTACGGTGCAGCAGTCTCTCAGGACGACGAGCTCAGCCGCAGCCGTATGCTTGAGCTGAGCCGTGAACACCTCCAGCGCAACAGCATCGAGCTGATGCAGAAGGAGATCGACGCAGCCGTCCGGAAGGCACAGACCCGAAGCGCATGGCGCATTGATGGCACGCTTCGAGAGTTTTCGAAGTTCCCGGCGGTCAATGTGTGGTTCGATTATCCGATACACCGCACAGACAGTTCTGGTGTGCTGAATGACATTGATCCGGACGAGACCTGGCAGAAGAATTTTCCGAAGCGGAAGACAAATGAGGAACGTGCGGATGAACGAAAGGCATCTATTGAAACGGCTTTCAGTGCAGCGGTTAATGAGAACGGACAGGCATTGATCTCAGACATTGCAGAGTACATGGCTGTATCAGAAAAGACCGTTCGGCGTCGCTTGAAAGAGCATGGAGGATACTGGATTGACGACAGCTACACAGGAAAAAAACAGCCATAGGGGACAGGGACAAATATGTTTTTGTCCGTTGTCCCTCTCAGGGACAAAAAGGGAGAATTGCCGATTTTGTCTCTGAGAGACAAATTAGGGACAAAAAGGGAGTTTTACCGATATTGTCCCTCTCAGGGACAAAAAGGGCAAAACCCCGATTTTGTCCGAGGGACAGACAAACTCATTATTATTACATAATGTAAAAGGGCTTGTCCCTGCCCTTTTACAATCCAGAATAATAATCGCGCTCAACGGAGAGCGGGAAGGAGAAAAAATGCCAAGAAAAGTAAGAAATGATTATTTGAACTGTGCCAGAAAAATGCCAAGGCTCAGACATACTGTCGGTGATAAGTTTGATATTCGTACAAGCGAGGTTGTGAAGTGGCTGCTCAAGCAGCCGGACATCGCGCAGAAGGTTTTTAACTTTGCTATGAACGCCGGAGTGATTGCCTACGACCCGGCCACCGGTGAATGGAGAGGAGCCGATGTACCGTGACTGAATTCTTCATTGACATGATACCGCCGACTTCTACACATCAGGAGCGCGGTTGCACCATAGTGAACGGCAAGAGGAAATACTACGACAGAAGCAACGGTGATGCACGACAGAAGCTGAAAGCTTTCCTGGCTCTGTACAGACCGAAGGAACCTGCTCGGGGAGCAGTGCAACTTATCGTCAAATGGTGCTTCCCTGTCAAAGGCAAGCATATTAACGGTGAACCTTACATCAACAGGCCTGATGTTGACAACCTCTGCAAGGCGCTGCTTGATGTTATGACAGAGCTGGGATTCTGGAAAGACGACAGCAAAGTCTACAGTCTGGTGTGCGAGAAGTTCTGGGCAGCTCGTCCCGGACTGTACATCAAGATCACGGACGGAATGTACATCGTATAGCGGAGGTCTGATATGAAGATAAACGAAGTAAAGGCTGCACTTGGCAAGCGGGTGCGGTTCCGTGATGACCGGCTGTTCTGCAATGCTGAGTACATCCTGACCGGCTGCATTATCCGTCTGTCAGACCGAGGGCAGTTCTACTATCAGGCAGAGCTACAGGATGTCCGTCAGAATAAGGCTGTGTGCATCACATCGCTTGACAAGATAACACTGGAAAAGGAGGTCTGAATATGAAAGAACTGCTCATAAAAGCCGCCGAGACCATCCAGCGTCTGGGAGCAGCAGCTCAGGACTGCAAGAGCTGCGCGAGACTGCCGCTCTGCAATGCCTATCAGGACGGCGACGGCTTCGGGAACTGCGACTACAAGTGGATACATGAAGACGAAGTAAGGAGGCTGACTGATGAGACGTGAAAGCATCTGCTCTCAGCAAATACACTGCCTGAGCTGTCCTTTGTCTGTGCTGCGTACAGGAAAGGACTGCCGGGAGCTGAGCTTGCAGGAGATACGGGAGATCATGAAGGAGGTAAGAAAAAATGAAAACACTAAAATTCATGGGATACAGTGACGATACATTCGGTGAGTACGGCACAACAATGGACGACATCGACAATGCCGGCAGCGGAGAGCCTATCCAGTGCGTTATCGAGGCTGGCGGAACAGCTCTTGTAGTTACCGGACAGTATGACAGAAACGGCACAGGTACATGGGACATCGGTATCAGCTTGCAGGATGAGGACCTTTCTTATCCTGACTGGGATATGCGCATCAGCTTCGAGGGTTATACAACAGTTCTGGAGATAGATGTGCCGGATGATGTCGAGCTGACATGGTACAATAACGGAGAGAGAACGGAGGGATTTTAATGGCGAATAAAAGACTGACCTACAAGACACAGGGCGACGCTACCAGATGCTCACACTACTGCACAGGACCGGGCATCAACAAGGACGCTGTGGTGCAGCGTCTCGGTGAGTATGAGGATACCGGTCTCTCACCGGAGGAGATGAGCGCGTCTGCGTCAGCGGCAGAGATGTTCGCAGCCGTGTTCAAGTGGTACACTGCGGTGTGTGGAAAAACGAATGACTGTGATGATTGTCCGTTTCATATCCCGCGTAAAGATTGCTTCACTGACGGCGACATCGAACGGCTCATAGCGATAGCGCATGAGTATGATGCAGCGCACACGGACGGAGGTGTGGAAAATGAGTGACACCGACATGCTCTACATGGCGAGCCTGCAAAAGAGACTCGATGCAGCAGAAGAGGAGAACCGGAAGCTGAAGGAGCTGCTGCGTGACATTCAGCCGCTCATAACAGGGGCGCTGTATGTGAACTACAAGCAGACCAAGGCAGCGGACGAGGTCTACGACAGGATAGTGAAGGCGCTGGGAGAGAAGCGATGACTGAGACTGAACTGACCACAAGGCACTGGCTGAACCGTGCCTTCTATGCGGACAAGAAAGCAAAGGCACTGGAAATGCTCGTCAGGCAGTGCAGGGAACGCGCTGAGGGGCTTTCGCGATGCTCGGAGGGTAATGACAAGGGCAGGAGTGACGGCACTGAAAACGGTACGGAAAACGCTCTCATGAAGCTTGCGGAAATGGAACGGCAGGCAGATGCTCAGAGAGTCGAAGCAGTGAACGTCTCAGCAGAGATACAGACGATCATCTCTGAACTGCACGACGATGACCTTGAAGCTGTTCTGATACATCGATATCTTCTGTTCGAAACTGTAGAACAGACAGCCGAAAGCATAGGGTATGATCCGCGGACGGTGATGAGAAAAATTAAGAAGGCAATTGAAAAGTTGTCACCAAATGTCATTGAATGTCACCCCGTAGATATGATATAGTGTATACATAGAGATCAGGCAAAGAGCCGGGAGTTACGGAATTTCCTCCCGCTCAGCCTGTTCTCTGTCTCCTTTCTTTTGTTCTACACATCATGATCTTATTTTATCTGCCGTCACCGGCAGACCTTTGGCAGGTTGGAACAGCGGCAGTTCGCAAGGCTCATAACCTTGAGGTCGTGGGTTCGAGTCCCACACCTGCAACCAGCATCAGACATAGAAACTATATCTTCCTAACAGAGTACCGTTCCTTTTGGAGCGGTATTTCTGTTATAAAACACGGAGGGATCAGATGGACATTAACAAATGCACCTGCGGAGGACGTGCAGAGTTGAAACGTGAGTGCATGAAAAACAGCGTGAGCATGAAAATTGAGTGCATTTCCTGCGGACGAAGCGGGAGAACAGTCACTCTCACTGCCACAGGTCCGATACCAGAAGCGATGCTCGACAGATTCGCTGAGCAGCTGACAGCAGACTGGAACGCCGGCAGATGAAGAAGGCATGTCCGTACTGCGGAGGCATCCACAGCCGGGGCGAAGTCTGCACGCAAAAGCCGGCAGAGAAGAACGCTTCATCCGCCGCTGATTTGTTCCGCAGCAGCTATGAGTGGAAGGCAAAGCGTGAGTATATCATGCGTCGTGATAAGTATCTCTGTCAGGCGTGTCTTCACGGTATAGGCGGAAAGATCCGGCTCTGCAATGAGGAACTGTCAGTGCATCATATACGACCGCTGAAAACTAACTTTGAGTTGCGTTTAGATGAAAAAAACCTGATAACTTTATGCCGTTTTCATCACGAAAAGGCAGAAAGCGGAGAAATTTCTGCGGAAAAATTGTTAAAAATCTTGTAAAATATCCCCCCGGGGGTCAGATTTTTTTTGAAATGCTCCGGACATCCACCGACGCCCCCCTCTGAAAATAAAAAATTCCCTAAATGAAAGGACGTGATACTGTGGCGAGACCGGCAATGAGTGCGAAAACTACGTCAAAGCACCTTACGAAGGCGGAGGCTGAGGCAAAGTCCTCGACCGAAGAACTGCTCAGAGGCAGGGCAGACAGGCTGCGTCCGCCTAAGTATCTGACGACTGCGCAGAAGAAGATCTTCAAGTTCATCGTCCGGGAGCTGGAGGGCAGCGGCATCCTTGGCAATCTGGACATCTATGTGCTTACCGAGTGCTGCATCGCGCTTGACAGGATGCAGGAGATAGAGAGCAGGATCAATCAGGATCCGGTGCAGCTCAGCAATGACAAGCTGCTGCAATCGAAGGACAGATATACGAAGTCCTTCTTCCGCTGCTGCAATGAGCTGTGCCTGAGCCCTCAGAGCAGGGCGAAGATGGGCAACCTCAACTTGCAGGCAAAGGAAGAGAATCCGCTGCTGAAGGTGCTGAGCGATGATGAATAAAGACTGGTTCATGGACTATGCGGAGCATGCGGTGAGAGTTATCAACATTGAGACACGCTGGTATGAGCTCAGAGGCTGGATAACAAAGAACGGCAGACATATACTCATTGGCGATGACGGTGGAGGTTCTTACGGCAGTGGAGCAGGAAAGAGTATTGACAATTCTGTAAAAAGTGGTATAATAGAAGAAAATGGTGAGCCAAAGCCTATTACTAAGATAACCGATAAGGCGATTGCAAGTGTACCAAAGGTAAAAATAAGTGGTTATACCGATGAGCAATGCTCGAAGATACAAGAACAGCATAAAGAATTGCTGAAGTATGCTCGTGATAATAATGATTGTAATGAAGTAGCGTTTGTATTTGATAGTTCATTGCAGGTCCGAAAAGAATTCAAAGGTTCTGATGATAGGCTTGATTTTGGACAGAACTTTTATGACAGTGATTTGATGATAATGCACAATCACCCGAGAAACAGTAGTTATTCTTTTACCGATATAGTTGAATTTGTTGGAAATGAAAGAATAAAGACACTGACCATTGTAAAGAATAACGGCAATGTCGAAACATTATCCAAGTTAAAGGACTTTGATAAACTCTCTCTCTTGAGGTCTTTGCAAAAGGCAGAAAATAAGGTGCTTAAAGCAACTAAAAAAGGTGAATATCGTGATAACGAATACCGAAAGGTAGTAAATAAATTCCTTGATAATCAGCAGAAAGGTGGGCTTTTTGAATGGAAGAAATGAATGTAGTTCTTGACGGATCAAATAAGGAAGGCTCTGAGAGACTTGCTGAAATGATCAAAAGACTTGAGGAAGAAAAGAAAAAAGATAAGACCGTCTGAGAGATCAGGCGGTTTTCTTATACCCAGACGCAGAAAGGAGCTGACAGCAATTGACATAGTGAAGAACAGCAGAGCTTATAAATACGCGCTGTGGTGTACCGAGCCGGACAATCACTATGTCGGGCGGTACGTCAGGAAGCAGGCGGTGATCTGGCTGGAGATAGCGGACGGTCAGAGCGATGAAGCATATGTCTGTGAGAAGCGCTGGAAGAAGATAACGAAGCTGCTGAAGATCATCATGCACCCTGACCTCGGACATTCGATGTATGAGGGGCTTGAGGACTACGCAGTTTTATTCATATATGCCCTGTTCTGCACGAAGCGCCGGAGCGACAGTCTCCGGTACTACGAGACCGGGCTTTTAGAGATCGCGAGGAAGAACTTCAAGACGTTCACCTCAGCGGTCATTTTTATTATCGGACTGCTTACAGAGCCGAAGTTCAGCCGTTTTTTCAGTGTTGCACCGGATCTGAAACTCTCCAGTGAATTGCAGGTGGCAGTCAAGAAGATAATCAAGTCGAGTCCCTGCCTTGCGGACGAGAAGGTGTTCAAGCTGCTGCGGAAGGAGATACGCTGCAAGCTGACGGACTCTGAGTATACTCCTCTTGCGTACTCACAGGACAGGATGGACGGAAAGCTCGCCAATATGTTCCTCGGAGACGAGTGCGGAGCAATGGACAACTATCCCATAGAAGCCATGCGCTCCTCACAGATCGTGCTGAGGGAGAAGCTTGGCATCATCGTCTCCACACAGTACCCGAATGACAACAATGCCATGCTGGAAGAGGTGGACAATGCCAAAAAGATCCTTGACGGACTACGGCGCGGAAGGGTGTTCGCGCTGCTCTATGAGCCGGATGATGAGTTCAAGACCGGCGATGCTTGGATGACCTCGGACACAGCACTGTATCAGGCTAATCCGGTGGCATACGCTCATGAATACGTCATGGATGACCTGAGGGCGAAGCGTCAGGCTGCCATAGATTATGAGAACAAGCGCGAGAACTTCCTGTGCAAGCACATGAACATCCTCTACAAGGGGCTCGGAGTTGAGGGCTTTGTCGAGATAACGAAGGTAAGGCTGTGCAGAACGGATGCGGATGCTGAGTTCTGGAGGGGCAGACAGGTATATATCGGGCTTGACCTCTCTCAGACCGATGATAATACCTCGGTCGCTATGGCAACATATGACGCGGATGAGGATATGATATACGTCAAGGTCTGGGGATTCATCCCGGCTGACCGAACAGACGAGAAATCCCAGCGTGAAAAGGTGGATTACAGGAAGCTCATAGCCGCAGGAGAATGCTTTGCCTGCGGTGATGAGGTCATAGACTATGGCTTTGTGGAGCGGTTCATACAGTCGCTGCCGGAGCAGTACGGCGTGGAGATAGTTCAGCTGGGCTTTGACCGGTACAATGCTATCTCCACAGTACAGAAACTGGAAAGCGGAGAGGATCCGATCGAGTGTGTTGAGATCAGACAGCACAGCAGCGTCCTGCATCGTCCCACGAAGCTGCTGAGAGAGAGCATACTCAGCAAGAAGTTCAGATATGAAAGCAATCATATGCTGGAGATCAACTTCCAGAACGCCAGATGCACCAAGGATACGAACCTCAACCAGTATGTCAACAAGAAAAAGTCCGCCGGCAAGGTGGATATGGTGGTATCTATCATAAACGCGCTGTATCTCTTGCAGGTGAATGTGCTTGACAGCATGGAGCAGGGGTTCGGGTGCCAGATCATATGAAAGGATGTGTTTGAAATAGGACTTTTCAGACGAAAAAAGCGGCAGGAAATAAGGGCGGATACAGCTCAGAACGGCGAAAACACTATACTGACGTTCTTCGGACTGACCGGAGAACTGACGCGGGAGGCTGCGCTGAGCATACCGACGGTATCAGCCTGCATCGGCAAGATAGGGGAGACCATATCGCGGCTGCCGGTGAAGCTTTACAGGAAGGATGAAGAGCAGGTCACGGAGATATCCGACGATGACCGGCTGAAGCTGCTCAACGGCAGCACCGGCGACACTCTCAGTACTGTTGACATGTGGAAAGCAGCGGTGGAGGACTACTACCTCGGGCGCGGAGCATGGATATACGTCAACAGCGACGGTCTGAGTGTCCGGAGCCTGCACTATGTGGACAGCCGGAACGTGAGCATCATGTGCAACAATGATCCGATATTCAAGGCATTCAGAGTGCAGATAAACGCGCAGAACTATTATGATTTCCAGTTTATCAAGCTGCTGAGGCGTACCCGGGACGGCTACACGAACATCCCGTTGCAGGAGGAAGCATCCTCGGTACTTTCGGCAGCATGGAACGCTCTGAAACTGGAGAACATGATGAACTCCAACGGCGGCTGCAAGCCGGGCTTCCTGAAATCGAAGAACAAGCTCTCGGATGCGGCGATAGCAGCGATCAGGGAAGGTTACCAGAAGGTCTATGACAACGAGCAGAAGCGCGACAAGATAATCGTGCTGAATGACGGTGTTGACTTCGAGGCGATATCATCAACGGCTGCGGAGCTCCAGATGAACGAGAACAAGAAGACCAACAGCATCGAGATCTGCAAGCTGTTCGGCTTCCCTCACACGGTCATAGACGGAGACGCTTCCGAGGACGACAACAAAAAGTTCATATCTGCGGTGATAGCTCTCCTGAATCAGATCGAGACGGAGCTGGATAACGTTCTCCTGCTTGAATCTGAGAAAGAGCAGGGGTATTACTGGGCGTTCGATACAAAGGAACTGACACGCGGCAGTCTTCTTGAACGTATGCAGGCTTATGAGATTGCCAAGCGGAACAACATCTTGCAGGTTGACGAGATCCGCCGTGAGGAGGACTATGAGCCTCTCGGCTTCAACTTCATCACCCTCGGTCTGAGCGATGTTCTCCTGGATCCTGCTACTATGGACGTATTCACGCCGAATACAGGTCAGACAAAGAACCTTGTTACCGGTGAGGAACGAGCACTTACAGAGCTGAGGTATAGCGATAATCAGCCGAGAGATGCAAGAGGACGCTGGGCGGCAACAGGCGGCGGTTCTTCCGGCGGAGCAGGCAAGAGTATTGACAAATCTGCAAAAAGTGGTATAATAAAGACAGGAGGAGTGAAAGCTATGACTATAAGTTCTATTGGTTCTCCAATTGAGCAAAAGCATACGGGCAAGGGAAATCCGAATGCCATAAATACTTTTGGAGCTGAGCTTAATACTCGTCAAAAAGAACTCCTTGAACAATTGCCTGAATATGATAGCCGGACTGTAGTGCCTAAGGATTCTGTTAATATGGCTGACTTGTCTGCACTTACAGCAGAAACAGGTCACGAATTTGCTATGTTCACAAAAAGCAATGAACGGCTTGTTATAAGAGGCAATGAGAAGATGGTCAACATTGATGTAAAAGAAGCTAAGAGACTCAATGAGGAAGGCTATAGGTGGAGCGGGCACACTCACCCGGGAGTAGATAACAATTGTTTAATCGCTTCTGCCGGTGATAGAGCAATACTAGATTGCTTTGAGCAGAAAACAAGCGTAATCTATAATTCTAAGGGCAACTTCCTCACGTTTGAAAGGGAGTGAGCATATGTGTAAACTTTTTGATGAATGGGCAACAGAGATTGAGATGTTTTGTCAGAAAAATGATCTCAGCTTTGACAAGGCAAAGACACTTTCGCAGTGTTGGGGAAAAGACGATCTTATCTTGCAGTACTACGATAAAGAAAAGGGGAAAAACGGACTGCTCGATGAAACACCTATGCCTGTTGTTCTCTGGATAAAACGTGATAAGAATGGAAATCTTTCATTTGAAAAAACTGAACATACTGAAAAATACCTTGGAAAAGTTTCCTAATACTTCAAAACCGCCCTCACTGAGAGCGGTTTTCTTATACCCAAACGCGCGCGTGATCATCGTGCGCTTTTTTAATAAATATGCGCGTAAGCGCGTGAAGGAGTTGATAAAATGAAAATCGAAGTAAGAGCAGACGGACTGCATATAAGCGGCTACGTCAACGTCACCGGCAAGCTGAGCAGACCGGTGATAACACCCAGAGGAAAGGTCCTTGAAACTATCGAGGAGAGAGCATTCAGTGAGGCTATCAAGAAGAACGGCGACATCACGGTGACACTCGATCACGATCAGGGGCACGCCTATGCAAATACCCGCGACGGTTCTCTTGTTCTCCGTGAGGACGCTATTGGTCTCCATGCCGATGTGCTTATCACAGATGAAACAGTCATCGAAATGGCACGCAAGGGCAAGCTGAGAGGCTGGTCCTTCGGTATGTTCAACGTACAGGACGAAATGGAGAGCCGCGGTGAGGACGAGCTGCCGATCAGACACGTCAAGAGCCTGGAACTGGATCATGTGTCCCTCATCAAGGACAAGATACCGTGCTACGCTGCGACATCGGTGGAGTGCCGTGCAGGCGGTGACATAGACATGGAGCTGCGTTCCCTCGATATCGAGCCTGAGCTTGTCATCGAGAACAAGCCCGACTACAGCGATTATGAGAACAGGCTGAAAATGCTTGGATAATTACAAAAGTGCAGTCAACTGCTCACTTAATACGTTAAAAAGCACCGTAACAGGTGCTATTTTTATACCCACATAATGAAATGGAGGAAAAACAATGAAAAAGCTTATTGAAAGAAGAGCCGGACTTGTAGTCCTTCTCAATTCCATGCTGGAAGCTGTAAAGACTGAGAACAGAGCCTTTACAGAAGAGGAGGCAAAGAAGTTTGACGAGACAGAGGCTGAGATCAGGCAGCTTGACGCTACTATCAAGGCGGAGGAGAGAGCGAAGGGGATAGCTGATCTCCCTGCACCTCAGGCAGCTTCCAAGGCTGAACAGCTCACACAGGAGCAGATCGAGGAGAGAGCTTTCGCCGACTTCATAGGCGGCAAGATCACCGAGATGAGAGCAGGCGAACAGAACATCGACTGGACTAACGGTGCATCAACAGTGCCTACGACTATCGCCAAGCGTATCATCGATGCAGCAGTTGATATGTGTCCCATTCTCGCAGGAGCTGAGGTGTACCACGAAAAAGGCACGCTCAAGATCCCCAAGTGGACAAAGGCGAACAGCACCCACGATGTGACTGTAGCCTATGCAACTGAGTTCACTCCGCTCACAGCTGACAGCGGCAAGTTCACATCGGTGGATCTGGGCGGATACCTTGCAGGAGCTCTCGTTCTTATCGGAAAGAGCGTTATAAACAGTTCAGCGATCAATGTGACCAATTTCGTCATCAACAAGATCGCTGAAAAAGTGGCACAGTTCCTTGAACAGGAGCTGCTCAAGGGCTCAGGTTCTTCCGCAGCTCAGGGCGCTACCAAGACAAGCAATGTGGTGACTACCGGCACTGCGCTTGCTATCGGTCTGGATGATCTTATCGCACTTCAGGCTGCTGTAAAGCAGAAGTATCAGAAAAACTCCTGCTGGACAATGACATCCAATACTTTCACTGCACTCAAACAGCTCAAAGACGGCGACAACAGACCTCTTATCCAGCCTGATGTTACAGCGGAATTCCCCTTCAGACTTCTCGGAAAGCCTGTGCATCTCTCTGATAATATGGACGAGATCGGCGGCAACAAGCTTGCTGTCCTCTACGGTGACTACAGCGGACTCTCCGTGAACTTCCGTGAGGATATCGGTATCGAGGTACTCAGGGAAGCATACCACACTCAGCATGCTATCGGCATTGATGCGTGGTTTGAGTTCGATTCAAAGGTAACAGATGAGCAGAAGCTTGCTGTGCTCAAGATCAAGGCATCATAAACTATGCAGCGGACAGGTGCGAGCTTGTCCGCTGAATTCTTAAAGAAAGGCGGTAACGATATGAAGATAAGTGAGCTCACACCGGAAATAGTAAAAGATTACTGCGGTATCTCAGACAGCGACAGTGACGATATAATCACAGCACTCATATCTGCCGCAAAGGCATATATCAAAGGCTATACCGGGCTTGATGACAACCAGTGTGATGAGCACGATGACATAACTATCGCCTGCATGGTGCTGGTCAATGATATGTTCACGCAGAGGGACTACACGCTGAGCCTTCACAGGCAGGTATCTCCTACGGTTAAGACCATACTCAGTATGTATGCCGTGAATCATCTGGGGTGATGCTATGGCGTATAACAAGAAGATCGAGATACAGTATCTCACCGAAGAACAGGACGATATCGGCAATGACATCTCTCAGTGGACTGCACTTTTTCGTCCCTGGGCGGAAGTCAGCGGAACAGGCGGCAGGGAATACTACGCAGCTGCTCAGGTGAACTCAGAGAACGATATGCAGTTCAGGATACGCTATTCATCCTGCATGGAAGGGAAACTCTCATCTGAGCTGAGGATAGTCTACAAAGGACTTATATACGATGTGAAGCACATTGATGACGTAATGGAGCAGCACCGGGAACTTGTCATAAGGGCTGAACAGCATAACGGAGGTGTCAGGGATGAGCAGCATAACACCTGAGGACTTTGTAAAGTCACTGACGGAGTGCTGCGCAGAGTTCACCGAGGAGATCACTGATAAGGTGGAGGAAGGTATAAAGACCATAGGTGAGGAAGCTGCCGAGGAAGTCAGGGCACTCTCACCGGTTGACAAGGGCGCATACCGGCGCAGCTGGAAAACACGTTTCGAAAAGGTCCGCGGCAGCATGACCGTGACGGTCTATGCCGGAGGAAGACACTACCGCCTGACTCATCTGCTGGAAAAAGGACATCTGAACCGTGACGGAACTACAAGAGCAAGGGCAATACCGCATATCAGCACAGCGCAGGAGCATGCGGAAAAGAAGACCGATAAACTTCTGGAGGGACTGTAATGGAGCTCAGTGAGATAAAGGCAATACTGGACAGCATCGGCATACCTGTAGCTTATATGATGTTCAATAAACCACAGAAACTGCCGTTCATGGTGTACTATGAATCAGGCACGGACATCCGCGGAGCCGATGCGCTGAATCTCCTGCGGGAAACTGAAATAACAGTTGAACTGTATGCAGACAGAAAGACGCCGGCCCTTGAACGGCAGATAGAATCCCTTTTTGCGGACAGGGAAATAAAAAAATCCGCAGACACATATCTGAAGGATGAAAAGATGTTCATGACAGCATTTTCATTCGATACGATAATCAAAACAGGAGGAAACGATAATGTCACACACACAGACTAAGGAACTGAACCGCATACCTCTCGGCTCCATGGATTTCTATATCGTGGAATTCACCGGAGGAACTATCCCGGCGGACAATGTCATCGAGACAGAAGCCAACATGATAGGCCGCACCAAGAACGGCGCGACAGTCCGCTACAATGCCACATGGTACCTTGCCGAATCCGATGACGGAAAGGCTAAGAAGCGCAAGCTCACCGGCGAGAACGCATCCATAGCATACGGTAATATCACCTGGAACGGCAACACGCTGAAGAAGCTCATCGCCACCGCGAGAGTTACAGAGGCAGACGGCAAGCGCACTACAAAGATAGGCGGCATCACCAATGACGACGGCAAGCGCTACCTCATACGCGGAGTACACAGGGACGCTGTTGACGGCGATGTGAGGATAACCGGTGTCGGTGTCAATACAGGCGGCTGGGAGGCAGTATGGTCACCCACACAGGAGACTGTGCTCAATCCCACATTCGAGCTCGAACCTAAGCTTGACGCTGACGGAACTCTTCTCATCCACGAAGAGGAGATAGTCGAAGCCGCATCCGCTTCATCCGGAACATAAACTTTAAGCAGAAAGGGACGCTGTCTGACGGCGTCCCGTTTTCTATAAGCAAAGGAGATCACTATGAGAAGATTCACATTCACACTTGACAGCGGAACGGTGCTGAATATCAAGCCGCCTACGCTGAGACAGTACTACAAGGGGCTGCTCACCGCAAAGAACGACGCGCAGCTCTTCCGTGCAGTGGCAGAGATATGCACTTCCAATGACGAAGGCATAGCAGTGACAGAGGAATACGTCATCGACAACTTCACAGTCGATGATCTGAGCAGGTTCATGCGCGGACTGAATTCATGGATAAACGCCGAGCGGAGCGCTGACCCAAACTCATAACGCCTTATTATCCCGGAGACGGCGAGGATAAGGCGTATTTCAAGAATCCCACCGGTGATGAGAAGCTTGTATCAGATTACACGAGACTCAGCTTCCGTGAGGTGGAGGAACTGGACCTGTTCGAGTACTTCGGCTACCTCCATGACGCAGTGGTCTGGGGATGCAGCCGGAGCGAGGCAGGCAGAGAGTATCTGGAGAACGCATATTACTATCAGCAGACAAAGCCAGACCGTGAGGCGCTGAGGAGGTTCGGAAAGAATGGCAGGTAAAGCGACAAAAGGCATTACGATACAGATAGGCGCGGACACAGTCGGACTTGACAAGGCGCTGAAAGGCGTCGAGACAGCCGGAAAGAAGACGGCATCAGAGCTGCGCGAGGTTGAAAACTCTCTTAAAAAAGCGCCGGATTCTGCTGTACTCTGGACGCAGAAGCAGGAACTGCTAAATGATGCGCTGGAGAAGAGCAAAGAGAAGCTGAAACTGCTGGAGGATGCACAGGCACAGGTGAATGCTGAATTCAGCAAAGGCGCTGTAAATGAAGAGCAGTACAGGGCTTTCCAGAGGGAGATAGAGAATACACGTTCGGAAGTCGGGCGCTATGAGAACGGACTTAAAGATGCAGATGAAAAGGTCCGCGCCCTCGGAGATGATGCAGGCGATACTTCCGGTGATGTGAAGGAACTGGGAGAAGCAGCTGACTCCACAGCAAGCGGAGGCATATCCGCCATGACTGTCGCTCTGGGTGAACTTGCGGCAGACGGCATAAAAATGGCAGCAAGGGAACTGAAGGACTTCACTGTGGATGTGGTGAAGACCGGAGCTGACTTTGAGGCTGGCATGTCTCATGTGGCTGCTATATCAGGTGCGACCGGTGATGAACTGGAGCGCCTGACGGCTAAGGCTGAGGAAATGGGTGCTTCCACAAAGTTCACTGCCTCAGAATCAGCAGAGGCTTTCAACTATATGGCTATGGCAGGCTGGAAGACTGAGGATATGCTGGGCGGTATAGACGGTATACTCTCACTTGCAGCTGCATCCGGTGAGGATCTGGCAACGACATCCGATATCGTGACAGACGCTATGACTGCTTTCGGGCTCAGTGCCGATAATGCCGGACACTTTGCGGACGTTCTTGCAGCTGCATCCTCCAACGCGAACACCAATGTCAGCATGATGGGCGAAACGTTCAAGTACGTTGCACCCGTCGCAGGCGCAATGAGCTATTCCATTGAGGATACAGCCGAGGCTATAAGTCTTATGGCTAATGCCGGCATCAAATCAACTCAGGCAGGAACTGCGCTGCGTTCTATCATAACAAGACTTTCCACAGATGCCGGAGCAAGTAAGAACAGTCTGGGTGCTCTTGGCACTCTGACTGAGGAACTCGGAGTGCAGTTCTTCAATGCTGACGGCTCAGCCCGCGACTTCGGAGACGTTCTCAATGAGACAAGAGAAGCGTGGAAAGGGCTGACGGACGAACAGCAGACATCCTACGGAAAGACTATCGCCGGCACGAATGCTCTGTCCGGCTGGCTTGCTCTTATGAATGCAGCGCCGGAGGATGTGGAAAAGCTTTCCGGTGCTATAAGGGAATGTGACGGCGCAGCAACTGATATGTCCACGACTATGATGGACAATCTGCAAGGTGATATGACAGTAATGCAGAGCGCTGTGGACGGTATGAAGATATCGCTCTCCAAAGAACTGGAACCGGTGCTCCGCGAAGGAGTGCAGTACATAACAAAACACATGCCGGAGATACAGAGTGCGCTTTCAAAGGTCTTTCGTGCCGGAGCTGAAGGTCTGAGCTTTGCTATACGGAATGTACCAAAGGTGATAAGTGCGGTGCAGACGCTGATGCCGCTGATAAAGACGGCTGCTGCTGCGTACCTTTCATACAAGCTCTACGATAAGACTACAAAATTCGTCGGTCTGCTGACTTCCATGACCGGACCGCAGGGGGCTATCGTTGCGGCGGTCGGTGCTGTGGGACTTCTCACGACAGCTTTCCAGCTGCTGACGGACGCTCAGCACGACGAACTCACAGCCACCGAGCAAATGGAAGAGCAGTACAAAGAAGAACTGGACGCTGTGGACGGTCTGCGCGGAAGTCTCAATTCCATGAAGGACGATTTCTACAAACGCGCAGGGGATATCAACGCCGAAACAGAACGTACCAAAGATCTCTGGAAGGAACTTGACAAGCTGACAGATTCCACCGGAAAAGTGCGGGATGCTGACAAGAAAAGGGCGGAATACCTTCTCGGGGAACTGAATACCGCTCTCGGCACTGAGTACACCATGACCGGCAACCAGATAGACCGGTACAAGGACATGGAAGCCGAGGTGGACAAGCTCATCGAGAAGAAAAAGGCTTCAATGTATCTGGACGAGTTCATGTCTCAGGCTACAGAGCAGAGAAAAGTGCAGGCTGATGCACGGACTGCTTATCAGGAGGCGTATGCTAAAAGGAACGAACTGATGTCAGAGCCGGAATACGAAGAATTCCTGAAAGCAGATAAGCGATATAAAGAGCTTACAGGATACTCCATGGCTCAGGTCAATCCAAGTGATTTTGAAAGTGATACCAACAAATACAGTGAATGGATATCCGATCATTACGGAGATGAACAGGACGAACTTGGTGAGATAACGGACAAGTGGAGTGAATATGCAGCAGAACTGAGTATAAACGAAAGTCTCATGAACCAGAACCGCAATGTGTATGAATCCACGCTGGATTATCAATCAAAGCTTGACGAAGCACAGAAAGCGCTAAGTCTCGGAAACTACGGTGAAGTTGAGAAAATACTGTACGATCAGAATGAAGCGGACAGAAGCGTACTGGAATACGAGACTGACCTTGAAAAGAGACAGGAAGCATTCAAGCGGCTCATGGTAAAGTCGCTGGCAGACATGGAACTCGCCATAGACGCAGGCAGTCAGTATGCTGTGGATCAGGCGCTTTCATCCCTCGGCGAGACTGTTGAGGCAGGTGCTCTGGCAGTTGACGACCTGAGAGACGTATTCAGCCGCGAGTTCATGGACAGAGTGCAGGATATGCTGGACAAGGGATTCGATATCTCTGCACTGGCGAAATGGGGAAAGGATTCCGGTCTTGACGTGGGCGATATGTTCAGCACCGATTTCAAGACGCTTGTACAGACACAGATAGACCGTGGTTTTGATATCCTCGACCTTCTGGAATGGGGCGCGGATTCAGGTCTTCTCACTGCCGGCAGCTATGATGATGAATTCGAAAAAAAGGTGCAGGAGGCACTGAGCAATTTCTATCCGGATACTTCCGGAATGGTTTCATGGGCGTTGGAAAACGGCGCTTCACTTGGTGAACTGTTCGGTACTCAGTTCCAGAGCTGGTCAACAAGGTACATCTATGCGGTGAACGATCTCACGACGCATAATGTAAACAGTCCGGGGGACGTTCGAGCATACCATGGTGGAAACTATGACATCGGATATCATGCAGCCGGCGGCTGGATATCAGGAGCAGGCATAGTGGCTGAGGCAGGTCCTGAGCTCATCGAGCTCATCAACGGCGGAGTGAAGGTAACGCCTCTGAGCAGGACGGCAAAGAATACTCCCGTCGGCAGCGGAGACGGTGCAAAGAAGCTGATATACAACAACATCACAGTGAATGCGGCAGTCTCATCGGACTATGATGTTACAAGACTGGCAGAAAGACTGGCTGCGGAACAGCGGCGTATCGAGGAGGGAAAAGGCATATGAGTGAATTCTTCTGGAACGGCATTTCCAGCGGAGAACTTGGTCTGATTGTCACGAAGCCGGTAGTGCGTCCTTCATGGGCGGAGGAAGTTGGGGAGATATCAGTCCCCGGCAGGACATCGAAACTCATCCGGCGTACCGGCATCTACAGGAGTGCAGATCTGACGATCGAGACGGTCATAGAAAACGCTTCCCCTGAAAATCTCAGGAGCATATATTCAGTGCTGCATGGCAGAGGCAGGCTCGTTCTTCCCGGTGAGGAAGACGTTTATCTGAATGCAGAAGTGCAGCAGCTTGCGCCGGAGCCGGTGGCTCTCTTCATGGGCGAACTTCCGGTGCATTTCAGCCTCAGTCCTTTTGCATATGCCATAGAGCCGACGATATCGGAGATATCAGCCGGAACAGGCTGGACAGAGATAATGAACAGCGGATCCGTTTACTCAGAGCCTGAGCTGCGATTCCACCCGGGCAGCGGTACTGTGGTCATCAGTGTCAATGGTGCTGAACTGAGTATCGATATGCCGCTGGAGGTGACAACTGCGGGAACTGAGGCAGCGGACTGGTGGATAGTCGTGGACAGCGAAGTTCCAATCATCTACTATGAGGACAGCAGCGGTGCAAAATACAGCATGACGCAGTACACCGCCGGTGATATGCCGCTGCTGCATACCGGCACCAATTACATCCGCTATACCGGCGACTGTTCCGCCATGCAGATAAATGTGAGAGAGAGGTGGTTTTGATGACAGGTACAGGAACGCAGAACGATCCGTATATCGTGGACACATGGCCTGATTTCGTGACGGCGATAGGCACATCCGGTGCATACGTCAAGGTGGCTGATGATACGGTCTGGGATATGAACAGCATTGCGCCGGAGGGGATAACATCATTGCGTTTCTATTGCACTGAACTGGATGGGAATAATGCGGTAATCAGGAATCTGTATTTCCGGGGGCGGAATGAATACGGATGGTATTTTAACTATAATATCCATGACATAAGCTTTACCGATTTCCTCTATGAGCAGTCACAGAGCAATTATGCACACTATCTTATAAGCACAAGCAACAGCCTTTTGATGCAGAGGATTAATCTTTCTGGCATTATTAAGGGCACAAAGAATCAGTGTATATTCGGAGGGACACGTTATGAGGAGATAAAAAACTGTTCTCTTAATCTGAAAATGCTCATCGGCAGCAATAAGGTATACATATCCGACTCCAACCGTTCAGCCGCCGGGTACTATGAAAACAATCACATCGTCATAGATGCAGTGAACGCTCAGATCTACAATAGCGACTATGGCATCCACAATGACAATTCTCTCGTTGAAATTGTCCGCGCAGAGGGCTACAGCGAGATACTGCCGAGGTCGAATGCCCGGTCAACTATCGTCAGATACGATAAAGGGACGGAGCGGGAGAAAAACTATGTTTTCGATACCACCGGCGCATGGCATGAAGTCACCTCTGCCCAGCTTCAAGACGCTGCATATCTGGCTTCCATAGGCTTTCCGATAGGAGTTGATTGATATGTCTTGGATTATGGGTTCAGACGGATTTCCGACCAATACGGACTTCATAAGCATCCCGGAGAAGGCAATGTGCAGACCATTCCCTGACGCGCTCTGGCGGATCGATGCCGACGTGAACGACGGATTCCCCTACAACAAGCTTATCCCGGGGATGCTGCCGCGCCCTATAGTCCTCACACCTCTGATACGGGAGCACGTCATAAGAGTCTACGACATGAGCGAACCGCAGGACGGCTTTCACGGCAACGGTCTGGCGATACTCAGCCCGACTTACTGCGTCAGCGAAAAGGAACTCAACGGCCGCTGGGACGTGGAGCTGACACATCCGCTCGACGACTGGGGACGTTGGCGGCATCTCACTGCTCAGAACATCCTCAAAATAGACGGACAGCTCTTCCGCATCGACGACCAGAAGCCGGTGATAGATGAAAACAGTGCGGAGATCACAGTCCATGCAAAGCATATCTGGTATGACCTTGCAGACCGTCTTGTGCTGAAATGCCGTGGACTCGCCGGAAACGGCAACGGATTCATCAGTCTTGTAGGACGGTATACTCTTGACCTTTCCGAAGGCTTCGATGAGTACAGATTCACCGGAACTTCGGATATCCGCCCGGAGCAGCCTGTAGAACTTGACCTGCACGGCATATCACAGGCGGCAGCTTTTCTCGGCGATGACAGCAGTCTTGTGAACCGTCTCGGCGGTGAACTCTATCGTGATAACTTCCGCTGGTCGGTGAATGAGCGCATGGAGGGGGCATCCGAAAGGGCATTCTACATCCGGTACGGCAGCGAAATGACGGCGTTTTCGCCTCAGGTGAGCTACGAAGAACTATGCACCTTTCTGCGCTGTGAGGACAATTTCGGGAATATGTGGTCAGTGTCCTATGTGAGCGGCAGCTATCCGCTGCATCATCATAAGGCGCGGTTCGCGTCTTTCTCGTACAGTGAGAAGGACATGCAGCGTCTCATGGATGACGGATTCGCACTCTGGATGCAGATAAGCACTCCAAAAGTCAGCTTTGAGATAGAGACAGCCTCTCTCCGGGGCGATCCTGTTTACAGGGACTTCATCGGTCTGCAAGACTGTGATGTGGGCGACCGGGGAACGATCTACTGCGAGCCTCTTGCAACCACCACGGAGCAGGAGATAGTCAGCGTTCGCCGGGATCATCTCACCGGTGACTGCCTGAAAATGACACTTGGCAGCTTTAATCCGTCCCTGATACGTCCGAAATACAAAGCCGGCACTATAACCTCGGGTACATCAGCGGCTGAAAAGGAACTGCGTGCGGTCAGGGAAGCGCTATTTGCATCCGACACGCGGCAGATGTCCGTATCTATATCCGGCATGGAGACTTTTAGGGTGAGCGACCTCGAAGAGCGTGAAATCAATGAACTGGAGGGAAAATAATGGGAGTTACATATACACCGAACTATGATCTCGGGAAGCAGGAAGATCACACTGACAAGTTCGACATGTCGGTGATAACTGAGAATATGGACAAGCTGGACACGGCTCTTGCGGATACGGATTCAGCGGTCTCATCACTTGACACGAAAACAGATTCCTTATCTGCCAAACTGAAAAGCGTGATCGACACCGGACCGAAGAACCGCATCATCTTAGGCTTCCCGGCGACGACCAAGAGCGGAGTGACAGCGACGCCTAACGTGGACGGAACTATAACTATCAGCGGAACCAACAGCAGTTCATCGAGCACTATCCTCGTCTTCGACCTGTGGGGGAACGCATCAGCATCGACGGATAACAAGCAGGATCCATTCACAGAAGAGGGAGAGTATATTTTCACCGGCTCTGGCAGCAACAGCGTTCGTGTACAGCTCTGGGGCTACAACGATGATCTTCAGCTGAATGTCATCGCGAACTCTTCCAGCAGCGTTGAATTCACCGTGGACGGGACGTATAAGTATTACGTCTTCCGTATCTGGATAGCAGGCGGTGCAAGCTTTGACAATTTAGTACTCAGCCCCATGTGCTGCCTGAAAGACCTGTATGATATATCGCCGGACTTCAAGCCATACGTCCCGACAAATGCGGAGCTGTACGCTATGATAAAGGAACTGGGAGGCGGAGCATGAGCGACTGGACGGACATAGTCATAGCAGTCATAGCGGCAGCCGGCGGATTCCTCGGCTCAGTCGTCAGCAACAATAAGCAGGTGGCAGTTCTGAGCACGAAGCTGGACGGTGTCAAAGAGGAACTGAAACGGCAGGGCGAGCGCATCGACGCGCACAATCACCTGAACGAACGTCTGACTGCGGTGGAGATAACTCTGAAGGAGCGTGAACGGCATGAAAGAGCGAATTGCTAAGCTCATCGACGTAAAAACGCTGGTGACCTTCACGCTTACCGGTGCATTTACATATCTTGCAGTATGCGGTGAAATAGATCCGCAGATATTCATGTCGGTATACGCAATGGTTATCGGCTTTTATTTCGGAACACAGCGCGAAAAATCAAAAAAGGAGGGAAATGACAATGACTAAAAACGGCATTGATGTGTCTGAGTGGCAGGGCGACATAGACTGGAGCAAGGTCAGGACTGACTTTGTTGTGATCCGTGCAGGATACGGCAGGGAGATCACTCAGAAGGACAAGAAATTCGAGAGGAACTATTCCGGTGCCAAGAAAGCCGGGATACCCTGCGGCGCTTACTGGTACAGTTACGCAATGAACGAGGATGAGGCACGGAAAGAGGCTGCTGTCTGCATTCAGGTGCTCAAAGGCAGGCAGTTCGAGTATCCCATATACTTCGACGTGGAAGAGCAGAAGGTCATCGCTCTCGGACGCGATAAGGTCAGTGCGATCATCAGCGCCTTCCTGCTTGAACTCGAAAAAGCCGGATACTATGCCGGACTCTATATGTCGGCATACTACCTTGAGCATTACACCACGGACTATATCAGGCAGCGCTTCACGATATGGGTGGCGAATTACGGCGTACAGAAGCCCACATATTCCGGCACTTACGGTATGTGGCAGAAGTCAAACACCGGCAGCGTCGCCGGTATCGCCGGAAACACTGATCTTGATGAGTGTTATATGGATTATCCGAAGATCATCAGGGATTCCGGCAGAAACGGTCTCGCCAAGCCTGCTGAGCCGCAGAAGAAGTCTGTGAAGATCACCGTGGAGCTGGATGACCATTTGTATTCGGGACTGTTGGAGGAAATGTAAAAAGAATTCAACAAATAATGCAGCCGGGAGCATTGATTGTTCCCGGCTTTTGTGTTATACTTATAAATATAATACCGTTAAGATCAATATATCTTTTTGAGGTTTGGCGGTCTAAGTACCAAAAAGATATGTATTAGATCTTATAAAAAATCTCGATTATACCTTTGGGTTTGATAAAGGTGATCCTGTCGGCGATGCTGCGGAGAGTCAGGTTTTTCAGAGTCTCACTTGTGTCCTCATCTTCAAGTATCTGAAGCCCGGCAGTGATCCTGCCTGAGATTGCCGCCTTTATCTCCTCCTCGCTCATAGGAGCAGGCGGAGCAGCGGCGGTCAGTTCGTTGATCCGTTCCTGGATATTTTTCTTATTCTCCTGATATTCCTCCAGGGAGTCAATACCTGCCATGTAAGCCTCACGGATCCGTGAGAGCTTTTTCTTTTCTCTCTCAATGAGTGCAGAGAGGTCGGGAGCTGAAGTTTTTCTTTCAGGTTCAGCAGCAATTACGTCAATTGCGAAAGACTGTTGTTCAAAATCGCTTTTCAGGTGTTCGATAACGGCAGCGTTAAGCTTCTTGAGCGTGACGGAATGAGAGACCTTGCAAGTGCCGTGAGCATAGTTGTAGCATTGCAGCGAGGTCTTTCCGGCGCACATAGTCAGAGTAGCACCGCAAGTGTCGCAGCGGACTATTCCTTTCAGCATGAACTCAACAGGAGCCTGACGAGAGTATCGTGTGTATGTCTTCTTGTGCTCTGAGCGTTTCTTCTGAACAGCCTGGAAGATCTCTGGGGATATGATAGCTTCATGTTTACCGTCAACTATGAGTGTGTTCTCGGACTCATGGAAGCGGTCGAGGTTGTCTCTGCCGTTCCTGCTGCGGCGGAGCTTGCCGGTATAGGTCACATTTGTGAGGATATATTCAACGGTCCGGTTCTCGAAGAGATTTCCCTTGGCGGACCTCAATCCCATATCGTTCAGCTTCAAAGCGATCTCCCTGGTTCCCATACCAGAGAGGTAATCAGAGTAGATCATCTGAACAATGGGAGCATTGACCTCATCGGGCGCGAATATCCCGTCTTTCATCTTATATCCGAACGGGGGCTGCGAGACCACACCGCCCCGGCTGAACTTTTCGTTCATGCCGCGCTTGACTTCCTCAGCCAGATTGAGGCTGTAATACTCATCCATAGCCTCTATCAGAGCCTCGATCAGGATAGAGGTATTGTCCTCGCCCAGCTGCTCTGAGATAGATACGACATCGATGCCGCACTGTTTCCTCAGCATGGACTTGTAGACTATGCTGTCCTGACGGTTACGGGCGAAACGGCTGAATTTCCAGAGCAGTATGGTGTCAAACGGCTTAGGCTTAAGCTTTGCCGTGCCTATCATTCGCTGAAAAGATGGTCGTTTGTCTGCTTTGCGTCCGGAGATTCCTTCGTCCACGAATATGAACTCTTCGGGAAGTATCAGATCATGCTCCTTTGCATACTTCCTTATAGCCTTGAGCTGAGAGTCCGGAGAGTATTCTATCTGATCGTCTGTTGAGACTCTGATGTAAGCGGCTGCTGTTTTCATAAAATCCCTCCCTTAAAATTATCCCCTACGGTATAGCATGTACCGTGGGGGCTGTTTTTTTAATATATATCCTTACTCAGAACATCCATATGCCGTCTGTAACGCTTCGGGATATTGATACCTACAAGATAACCGATGGAGTGCAGGAAGCCAGATATAACAGCGAATCCGTCCTTGTAGAATGCTTCTATGCGCTTATCCTTGAATGGAATGTTCTTGTAGTCCGGCGGACAGATGAAAGTCCAGTCCGCTCCGCTGCGGTCGAGGACTATACGGAAGAACTTGTCGATGTCGGTATCCTTGAAGCCTGCGTTCATCAGAAGTATATGATGCTCCATAGCCTCGTCGATCTGGCTCATTATGACAGTCTCACCGTCAAAGGATATGAGTACCAGAAGCGGCTCGTCAGCTGCCATTGCCTTGTTTACATCTGCCTCAGAGGGATATTTGATTATATTCATTTTATTTCCTCCTTACTCCACCGCACTCATGAAGTATACAGCTTTTCCGAGGATGCGGATTGTATCAAGCTCGGGACCCTGATAGACGAGCGGCTTATACTTCGGGTTCTCCGCTACGAGCTGGAGCATATTATCATCGGGATAATAGTATACACGTTTCAGTGTAGCCTCATCCTCGATAATCACGGCGGCGATATCGCCGTTCTCGACGATAGGCATTTCCTTTATGAAAACGATATCTCCCTCATAGATACGGGCATTTATCATGCTGTCGCCCTTGGCTGTAAGGCAGAAATCTGCGTCTATATCCATGTCAGCCATTATATAGTGTTCCCTGTCCTCGTCTGCGAAGATAGGCTCACCGCAGGCTATCGCCCCGAGCATCGGAAAGCGTTTAAGCTGTATGGGTTTGATGTTGTCATATTTCTGAATAAGGGCGGAGATGTCTGGATCGGCGGATGTGGTAATGTTATCTTCATTTATATCAAGAAATGAAGATGGTGATACTTTAAGAGCACTGGCATATTTCTCAATACGATCTCTACGCATATTTTTTATATTGCCGCTTTCATACCGACTTATTGTTGCTTCTGATACACCGACAAGTTTTGCTACTTCAAGCATTGTTAGACCTAATTCTATTCTTCGTTCTTTTAAGTTAAGCATTTTCACACCTCCTTTTGAGTTTATTATATCACTGAATTTGCAAAAATGCAAGAGAAATTAAAAATAAAATGAAAAAACTTGCGAAAACGTATTGACAAATTGAAAATGATATGATATCATGTACTTACGGAAACGCAAGGAGGTGGCAAAGTGAATCCGATAGAATTCAAGATTGCTCAGATAAGAGCTGGAGTTAGCAAAGAAGACATAGCAAAATATCTTGGTGTGAATCTGGCAACAGTATATAGGAAATTCAACGGAGAATCTGACTTTACTTTATCTGAGCTGAGAAAGCTGAAAAAAGTGCTTCACCTTTCAAAAGAAGATGTTGACCGTATTTTTTTTAGCGAGCAACTTGCGGAAACGCAAGCACCAGACCCCATGAAAGGAGGGGGAGAGGGATGAAAGAGCAGAAAATCACCGTGAAGATAGGAGCGGACAATACAGAGCTCATGGCAGCGCTGGACGAAGTCGAGAAAAAAGTTGACCTGATAAACTCCAAGCTGGAGAAGCTCGGAAGCT